CGTCTGCTCTACAGAAAATGGAGGATCACATGATCCGAATTGAAAACAAGTTAGATCAGATCGTACTGAGAAATGGCTAATGAACAACGGGCAACGGAAGAGCAATTTAATGAGCTCCACACTCTTGTAACTCAAGAGTTCTTAAGCCGTATCAAATCAGGTGAAGCATCTACTGCTGACCTCCGGGCTGCGATTGAATGGCTAAAGGCTAATGACATTACTGGTGTAGCTATTGAGGGCAGCCCTCTTGCCGGGCTTGTTGGCCTGATTCCTGAGCTGACTTTAGAAGACATGAGCCCTCAGGTGTAACAATGGCTAACTACAACCCGTACAAGAAAAACCCTAAACTTAGGGCCAAGAAGAACGCGTATCAGCGTAAGTACAACAAGAAACCTAGCGTCAAGCAAAAGTCAGAAGAGCGTTGGACTGAGCGCAGACGCAGAGGTATAGCTGGCAAGGGTGGTAAGGACTTGAGCCATACAAAAGGTGGTGGGATGGTCCTGGAATCTCCTTCCAAAAATCGAAGCCGTAATGGCAAGAACGGCAGGTCAACACTCAAATGAAAAAGAAACCAGGTCTATACGCCAACATCAATAAGCGTAAAAAAGCCGGTACAAGTCGCCCCAAGAGTAAGAGCACAATTACTCCTAAAGCTTATGCACAAATGAAGGCTGGCTTTCCAAAGAAAAACAAGAATTAATCCCTCAATAATGAGCCACCGATGGAAACCCCCCGAAGCCTCATGCACGATTTACTCACATTCAGAAGCAGTGATGCTAAAAGAATGTGGAGAGATGAGATCAGGCGAAGGGATAAAAACCAGTGTGTGTATTGCGGCTCCACAGAAGATCTGACAATTGATCATGTCAGACCTCGGTCAATGGGCGGTCCAACGACAGCAAGTAATTGCGTGACTGCCTGTAGATCTTGTAATCAATCCAAGGGCTCAATGCCCGTCAATATCTTTCTTCAAATACAAGCTTCTTAATTATGACTGCTCAAGTATTCACGGCTAATGTAAAGGCCGCTTCAGCTCTGTCTCTGTGTAAGCACGAGGCAGAAGCAGCAACCACAATCGATGCTACTGCTGATGCTGCTCTGGCTGGCATCACGACTGCCAGCACTGTTGGTGATGTTCTCGACATCCTCAGTGCTTGTGTAGCTCGTGCTAACGCTGTCACTTCAACCAGCATCGGCAAAGCTACAAGCGTCAAGTACTGATATGCCCTCCCCCACTTTTGCGGTAACGCCAAGTATGCGTTACCTCTGGGGGGCCCTTACTTCTGACACCATCTCCAAGATGAGTGGGGGGAGAATTCCCAAGATGACACCCCAGCAGGCTGCCGGTCTGCTGGGTTCTTGGATTGTGGAAACAGGAAAGCAGGGCCTAGACAAGCTTGATGTTGTTGAGAGGGGAGCAGCCGCAGGAAGGGGATTGTCGCAGTACACAGGCATGAGACGTATTGCTTATGACAATGCAAGAGCCAAAGCCATTAAACAAGGGATTGATCCAAACAGCCCCCAATGGCAGCTTCAATACTTTGTTGAAGAGTACACAGGTAAGCACGATCCCGCTCCTGGGCAAAGTTTGATTGGCTACACCCGTGTCTTTGAAGGTGCTCCTAAAGCAGGGACACCAGCAAAGTATGCAAGCTATTACACAGGTTCTGCAGCAGCAGGAAAAGGCTACTTCAGACCCAGTGTCCCCCATACCGAAAAGAGAGCTCAACTGGCCGAACAGGTCTATCGAGCCCTGACTCAGCAACAGCAACAAGAGCTTCAAATCCCACAACAACAGAATCAACCCGCAACAGGTCAAAGACCGTTCTGGGAAGCGTTGGGTATTCCTCCAATTCGGTGGAACTCGTCCCAACTGGAGATCCCTCAAGGCCCACACACGCCTCTACCAACACCAGGATGGAGCCCAAGAGAAATTAAGCCACCTGGTAACCCGAACTACCGGCCACCCGCTCAATACGAAAGGATCCTTCCTGACGGGCGAATGGTGCCGTTTGCGTAGCACCTATGAACGTTAATGATTTAGACCGCAAGCTTCGAGAAGAGTTCAAACTCTTTCTAACACTGATCTGGAGGGAGCTAGGACTCCCAAAGCCCACACGGGCTCAACTGGCGATTGCTGACTATCTGCAACACGGTCCCAAGCGTCTCCAGATCAGCGCTTTTCGTGGAGTTGGAAAGTCCTGGATTACAGCAGCATTTGTGCTATGGACTCTCTACAACGACCCGGACAAGAAGATCATGGTGATCTCGGCTTCCAAGGAACGAGCCGACAACTTCTCGATCTTCTGTCAGAAGCTCATTCTCGATATTTCCTGGCTCAACCATCTGGGTCCCAAATCAGAAGATCAGAGGTGGTCGCGGATCTCCTTCGACGTAGGGCCAGCCAAACCCCACCAGGCTCCCTCTGTCAAGTCTGTGGGCATCACAGGTCAGATGACTGGATCCCGTGCCCATTTAATGATCTTTGATGACGTTGAGGTTCCGCTTAACTCCGCTACCGATATGCAGCGGGAAAAGCTCCTACAACTAGTGACTGAAGCGGAGTCAATCCTCACCCCAGACGAAAGCAGCCGAATCCTGTTTTTAGGCACACCTCAGTCTACTTTCACAATCTACAGAAAGCTCGCTGAGAGGTCCTACAAGCCCTTTGTTTGGCCTGCTAGGTACCCACGTGAGGCCAGGGGGTACGAAGGCCTCTTAGCGCCGCTTCTAGTGGCCGATATGGACAACGGGGCAGAACCCTGGGCTCCAACCGATAGCCGCTTTACGGACTTCGATCTGCTTGAACGAGAAGCCGCAATGGGCAGGAGCAACTTCATGCTCCAGTTCATGCTGGATACCTCCCTCTCTGATGCGGAGAAGTTCCCCCTTAAGTTCCAAGATCTAATCGTTACCCCGATTGGGGAAGAGTGTGCAGAACGTTATGCTTGGTCATCAGATATACGCTATTGCCTTAAAGAACTGCCTGCTGTGGGCCTTCCTGGAGATCGGTTCTACAGTCCCATGTTTATTGACGAAGGAATCGTTCCTTTCGATGAAACGATTGTATCGGTCGATCCGTCGGGACGAGGAACTGATGAAACTGTGGCCTGCGTCCTTTCGCAAGCTAATGGCTACGTATTCGTCCGTGATCTAAAGGCTTACCGTGATGGCTATAGTGACGATACTCTGTCTGACATTATTCGTCTTGCTAAGCGTTACAAGGCGTCTCGACTCCTAGTTGAATCCAACTTTGGAGACGGCATGATCTGCGAACTCTTTAAGCGTCATGCCATCCAGATGCAAGTACCCATCGACATCGAAGAAGTCAGAGCAACAGTAAGAAAAGAAGAACGCATCATCGATACCCTGGAACCAGTCATGAACCAGCACAAGCTGATCATTGACCCCAAGGTGTTCGACTACGACTACAAGTCCAACCCTGATTCCCCTCCTGAGAAACGCCTGGAGTACATGCTCATGTACCAGATGTCCAGGATGTGTCGGGAGAAAGGAGCCGTCAAACACGATGACCGTATTGACGCTCTGGCTCAAGGGGTCAAGTGGTTCATCGATGCCCTTGCCCAGTCTGCCTTCCAGGCCCAAGCCATCCGTAAACATGAGGAATGGCAAGCCATGATGACGGCCTTTGAAGACCACCCTCACCTGGCTACTGATGCCCTGGTGTTGGGCAAGAGCTTTAAGACCCTGACACCTGCCCACAAGCCTGTCTACGACTGGACTCCTAAGGGTCGGTAGTTTTGATAAACCATGTTTACAGGGGAAGTGGTGCTCCCCTGAGGGTCGTAAGACACGATCCGTGTGGATATGCGGTGATGAATCAAGGCCCTTCCGTTTTACATGGGGGGCCTTCCCCCTAGCCCACAAGACCAAACAATTGACCGTAGGAGTGAGATAGCAACACTCCCGCTAAAGGGTTTCCGGCCGCCCTTTAGAAGACACAAAACCTACCGGCCCCGGCCTCCGTAGGAGGAAGACAGAAGGAGGAAGGGCGTAGCCCTGACGACCTGATGTCTGACTCCCCAGGAACACAGCGAAGCTGGTGGGGTTTGAGGATTGGCGTTAGCCAAGACTCAATCACCCTCACCCTGAGCTGTCATACACCTTGTATTATAACATGTCAGTATCATTAGTATCAGTTACTCCTAAAGCAGAACAGCTTATTGCTTACTGTGCAAGAGTCTCTAACCCTTCAAATCAGGATAACCCTGACAGTGAGAAACTGATACGATACCTCATCAAACATAACCACTGGTCTCCATTCGAGATGGCTCATGTTGTCATGGAGATCAACACCACCAGATCTATTGCAGCTCAGATCCTTAGACACAGATCCTTCTGCTTCCAAGAGTTCTCTCAACGGTATGCAGAAGTAAGCCTAAGACCAGAGTTACCGAAACTCCGCAGGCAAGACCTTAAGAACAGGCAAAACAGCATTGATGATCTTCACACCAGTACTACTGAATTCTTTGACAGGAAGATTGGTGAACTGTTCTGTCAAGCTTACGATGTCTATCAACAACTGTTGGAAGCCGGAATAGCCAAAGAGTGTGCCAGAGAAGTCCTGCCCCTCTGCACCCCTACCCGCCTGTACATGGCAGGAAGCGTGAGGTCCTGGCTTCATTACATTGACCTTAGGGCTGCTAACGGGACTCAAAAGGAACACCAAGACATCGCTCTTGAATGCAAGAAGATCTTGGTGAAAGCACTACCAACCATTACCGCAGCTATGTGGCCTAGCAGCAGCAGCAGCAGTGACAACACCAACAATCAACAAGGACAGGTTAGTCCTTCATGAGTTCAAACAGCTCTATCAATCCCTGACCTCCTACCTACCCAAACCCCTGGCCTATTTGGTCTATGGAGTGTTGGTCTGGTTAGAGGGTCATTACATCTCAGCCAAAGCCTCATCAACCGTTACTCAAGCTATCCGTGAGTTTGAACAACAAGAGATCCCTCCCCCACCTTTGACAGCAGGGGTCTACTCAGAAACAGGTCAGGGGTTCTTTGACGAGATGCGTATCACCGCTCGTTACCGAACAGATGAATCCAAGTCAACGTGAGAGGGCCCTAGAAGAGGCTCTAAGGGCTGTAGAGGCTAAAGGCAATACAACCCTTGCTCAGAGCATTAGAAAGGCCTTAAAGGAGCTCAGAGGGGCCTCTGATCAAGGGATCCCTGGGGGCTCTTGACATAGGACTCCAGAACAAAAGCCATCAGGTTGCTTAAGCTCCGGCCCTCGAAGTCGCTCTTCCCGATCAAAGACTGGTACGTAGCCCAAGACACCGTTGTCGTGATCCGTACAGGCTTACGGGTGATGAACGGTGGTTGTGCTGCAGCAGGTCTTGCCTGGGGTAGCCATGATGAAGTCATCAGCTCAATCTCTGGTTGAGTTGGTCACGAGGTCAGGTGGTGTCCGCCACGCTGGCCTCACCCCTATGTCCTACACATCACAGCGTCTCGTTGTCAACCAAGGTGCAGATCTGCTGCATTGATGATGAGAGGGGTCTAGAAGGCTCTAGAAGGGGCTTTGAGATGTTGATGGGTAGGGTTTGACCTTTGAGAAGGTAGAGGGGCCTTGTAGGGGCTCCTGGAGGGGGGTAAGTAATTTGACAGAAATTTCCAAAGGGAGATACGTAGGGCGTTCCGGTGGCCTACCCCCCAATACCCCCCTCCCCTTCCAAAAATTCAGGGGGGTGGGGGTGCTTCTGTGCCAGCCCAGGGCCCAACAGCAGGACAGATCCACTGCAATGACTGGGATCTCATTAGATTAAGGATCTAGCGACAGCAGGCCAGGGGCAGCACCAGGGGCCAAGGCTATGCGTGTAGACGCATAGATCACCCCAATTCTCGAGGATCTGTAGCCCGAAAGGCAAATAACCTATCGACTTACTGTACAATTTATGACACGACGCCGACCCAACCCATCACTGCAACGCCACATCAACGCCATCTACAAACGATCCCTGACTGATCTCTGGCGCAAGATCGACCAAACCCTGGAGCTAGTCCCTGAAGGAGCTGACTTGGATGCCAACGAGCAAGCTGCTCACCTGGTCCAGGACGTGTGGGCGATTGAAGAGGAATGGATTCTGGATCCTGAGCGACGGGCCCTGTTGAGCATGGTCCAGTGTGTGGACAGCGACCCAGATGAGGATGACAACAGGGCTACCGTTTGAAGATGTGCCATAGCAGGCGCTGCTCGCGGTGAGCCACCTTGAGGTCAAGCCAGGCGTTACGGAGCCGACGTTTCCAGGGCAGGCCCTGATCGTCATCAATCCAGCAGCCGTAGTAACCGACGGGATACAGCTTCTTGTAGCAGTTGGAGCAGATGTCCCCACCTGATAAGTAGGGGGCTTTGTGCTTGCAGCGGGAGCACCGCTGCCACGTGGATCGGGGCATGGGATGGACCTTAATTCTGTAAAAAAGATTAAATGTGCCCCAGGTCACTTGCACTCGGCCAAGTGATGCGGCATATTTGGCGCATGGATGAGGTAAGAGCGGACTTGACAACCGCTCCACTGCCACCCCCGCCTGAAGCGAGAGGCACCTGGGTTCCACCCGACAGAGAGGGGAATGTCCAGGGATGGGGGAGCAGCAGGAGTGCTGGCTCTGGGTTCGACACCACCTCATCCTGTTGGGGCCTGTTGTAGGGCTCCATTGTTTTGTCACTCTGCCAACCATGACCATCCAATGTTACGACGTGACCTATCGGGTTGACAGTCGTACCCCAGAAAACAAAGTTCCAGTCTTGGCTCAAGATCTGGTCAGTGCCATTGAGTCCGTGCTCAGGGTGCTACCGATCGAGCGCCACCAGATCAAACACGTAGCGCCTCGCTACATCGGTTATTGATTCCACTAAGCCAAGCTTATGATCTTCTGCACGCACTCCGCCGCTGTCACTGCTGCCCGTCTTGCTGGTGGACAGCCCGTCAGCACTGCTGCTCTGGCCCATCTGGCTCTTGTTGAGCGTCAGATCAGGCAACGGACACGCTCTTAAATCAATTCCACTCAGCCAGGCGTGACGCTTGGGATCGAATCCCTCTGGGTGGTCTGGCGGCATTAGGTCGCTGTCAACCGACAGCTCTAACAAGCCGCCTGCCCTCACTTGCATGTACCAACCATGAGCCGCTTTAGCGACCAAGCGGTAGGCCACCAGCTCAGGTCAGCACTGTCTGGTGCTGCTGTTGTTGTTGCCCTGCTGTTTACTGCTGGCCAGATCTTTGGCCAGTGGTTGTACCAACTGAATGACGATGTGACTGCGTTGTTCACAGGAAACGTATTTCTGTGTCGATCAGACTACATCAGAAAGCTCAGATCACGTGGTCTGAGTTTACGTGTAATTGCCACCCGAGTGGGAACTACACAGTACCAAGTTCGCAAAGCTCTTGCAGGCCCCATTAGTTGAAAACACTACTATTGTCGGGCCAACCTTTAGAGGGTTGGCTTTACCCAAGGGACGAAGAAGTTGTTATTGTGGAGCGGCAATCGCTGATCCTTGAGCTAGCCAGCACCAAAGCGGACCCCTCCGACAAGGAGGAGTGGGCGGAGGCGTTGTTCTATTACGAGTTATTGAGCGACCTAGAGCTGGCGGACGCCTATCAGGACCTCCACGGCTATTAGTACACCCGAACCAAGACCTACCTATGGGCCTGAAGCCTTACTGCATCCTCTATAGAGACGAGACCAATCAGAGACGGGAGTTCTGCTGTTATGCGGAAGACGCATACCACGCACGGGTACAGGCAACCGAGCTCATTCAGTACGTCCAGGATCACCCGCACGCAATCGACCACATCCGCTGTGAGAAGGACGACTTTGATTGGTGATCACTTGATTCCACTACTGCAACCTACATAGGTACAAATGCCCACACCACAGCAGATCGAACGACAGATCAAGCTGGAAACTCAAGCCGTACAGGAGGGTATTGCCAAGCTGTACAGCAACACGCAACAAGCCGCAGACAGGGCCTACGCCTCTTCCACGGTCTATGCCAGGAAGATGATCAAGGAGGCCCTGCCTGCCATTACGGCAGAGATCAACCGCATCAGGGCCCATCGCCTGATGAGAGGCAAGGCGGGTCAAGCCCTAGCTCCCCTGGCTAAGCACACGCTCGGCATTGAGCCTGAGGTCATCGCCATGCTGACCATCAAGACCCTGTTCGATGTTTGCACTTCGCCAAAAGACAGGGATGATCTGCTGAACAACGTGATTGACCGGGTTGGTATTGCTGTTGAGCAAGAGGCCAAGTGGCGCTACTTCAACGAGCAAGACCCCAACCTGCTGAGCTTCATCAGCAACTACCACCACAAGGGCAAGGGCCTGCACTACAAGGACTACGACGCCACCCGTCGGTTCAAAGAAATGGGCATCCACTGGGAGCCTTGGCCCAGGAAGTCACGGGTACAGATCGGCACCGTCTTTGCTGATGCTGTCTGCCGGATCACGGGTTGGTGGCACAAGGTCACCAGGACACAGGGCACCCGACGCTCCACCCATCTGGTCCCAACAGCAGAGATGCTGAATGTGATCAAGGGTTTGATGGGACAGGCCGAGCTGTTCTCACCACTCAGTCTGCCCATGTTGGTTGAGCCCAACGACTGGAGCAACGAGAGAGCAGGGGGGTACCTGACCAACGAGGTCAGGAGGGGCAACAAGCTGGTCCGAACTTTTGGTAAACCATGTTTACAGGGAGAACAGCCGTTGGCCTTTCTGAACCACCTACAGAAGGTGGCCTATCGGATCAACCCGTTCATCCTTGACGTAGCCAGCCACTTGGAAATGGATGGCTACAAGATCGAAGCAGCCAAGTTCATCCCCGAAGACCTCAGACCTCTGCCTGATAAACCACACGACATAGCCACCAACTATGAAGCCCGGTTCCTTTACCGCAAGCAAGCTGCTGAGGTCTATGACTACAACAGCACCTCGGTCAAGCGGAGCATCCGCACAAAGATCACCCTGTCCTTGGCCAAGCGGTTCGTCAAGGAAGAGCGGTACTACCTGCCCTGGTCATTCGACTATCGAGGCAGGGTCTACCCCATCCCTGCTTTCCTAACACCTCAGGACACGGGATTCGGTAAGAGCCTCTTGCTGTTCGCAGACGGCAAACCTCTAACAAGCCGCTCGTTGTACTGGCTGTACTTCCAATTGGCCACGACCTACGGGCTTGACAAGGCCACGATGGACGAGAGGCAGCAGTGGGCTGAGGCCAACACTGAGCTCTTCAGCCGGATTGCCCAGAACCCCATCGGTGAGATCAGCCAATGGGAGGGAACCAGTGAGCCCTTCCTCTTTTTGGCTGCCTGCGAGGAATACCACGCTTTAGTGGTTGCCAAAACCAGGAAGCTGTGTCACCTGCCCATTGCAGTTGACGCAACCTGCTCAGGTCTGCAGGTCTTGGCTGGACTAAGCCACGACAAGAGCACTGCTGCTCTGGTCAACGTGTTTCCAGGAGACAAACCGAACGATGCCTACAAAGCCGTAGCCAACGAGGTCAACCCCCAGTTGCCAAAGGAGTGGGACTTCGAGCTCAGCAGGTCTGATGTCAAGCGGGTGGTCATGACCATCCCCTACAACGCCAAGACCCTGAGCAACCGGAGCTACATCCGTGATGCCCTGACCAAACGGGGTATTGAGCTAGCTCCTGAGCAGCTCAGTGAGCTGGTACGGCTGACCCGTGGGGCGATGAAGAAGATAGTTCCAGGGCCTATGCAGGTCATGGAATGGCTGAACCGAGAGATCGGAGGGGCCATCAAGCGAGGTCTACCACACATCGAATGGACCACGCCTAGCGGCTTTGTCGTGAAGCAGGACCTAAGGCATGTGGAGACAGAGACGATCCAGAGCCACCTGATGGGCAAAATCAAGCTCAAAATTGGCACCTCTCTAGGGGAGCCTGACCTCAAACACCATAAGAACGCAGGAGCACCAAACCTGATACACAGCTTGGATGCATCAATCCTGCATCTGGGTTTGGTCAGTTTTGATGCACCGTTCACGGTCATCCATGACTCAGTGCTCTGTCTGGCCCAGGACATGGACCAACTCAACAGGGCTGTCAGGAGGGCCTACGCCACCTGCTTCACCGAGTTCAGCCCCTTGCATGACCTGGCCGAAAGGATCGGCGCTCTGACCCTACCTCCAATGGTCTACGACTTTGACCCTGCCTCCGTGGAGGGCTCTTCTTATTTCTTCTGTTGATCCCACTTGACCAACTATGCCCAAGCTAGACCCCAACGCCACACTGGTCGAACGTATCCAGTACTACGTTCAGACCCTGCAGATCGACAAAGGTAAAGCCCTGGCCCAGCTTGGGGACTACCTGGAGGAGTGCTATCTCTGGGATGTATCATTTGAGGATGAGGCTGCCTAACAAGCCTCAATCCCACATGGCCATCCATGACCGACCGCAAACCCATCCTCTCCAGTGAGCTCCTGTACAGGGCTTACCTGATGGTGGAGGTGCTCCGCTCCACTGGTGAGCGTGAGTTCCCGATGCAGCTGGCTTCCACATTCCTTTGGATTGCAGCCCATGACGGCTGTCGTCAAGAGGACGTGATAGAAGCCACGAGCATGAGTCCCAGCTCTGTGTCACGCAATGTGACCTGGCTCGGCCCGCAGCATCGCCTTGGGAAGGAAGGTCTGAGGTTGGTCAGACGGGAGCGTGATCCTGTGGATCCCAAACGGTGGAGGCTTTACCTCACACCCAAGGGAATTCAGTTCATGCGGTTGATTGAAAAACAACTGGAGGGTCCACTTCCATGACTACAACAGTCAGAACCTGGGGCCAGGCCCTGGACTACACCTGGAGAGTCAGATGGAAACGTCTGCCATCGGCAAAGACCAACAGGATCAATGCCGACCACATCACTTCTTATGCGGGGCTCTCACTTCCACTCAGCCGTATGGCCAAGGCCGGATGGTGGATGGAGATGATTGCTGACCTGCAGGATGACCACCCGCAATGGTCCACATCGACCGTCAACAGGGTGGTTTCTGCAGGGACCACCGTTCTGAAGGTGACCAGCCAAGCTGGATTGCACTCAGTTGAATGTCCCAGTTTTAAACGCCTGAGGGAGGGTGAGGTGCGGATGACGTACTTCACCAAAGAGCAGGTGGATCGGCTGGCCTTTGTGGCGAAGGACATCTTTGACCGAGATGACCTGGCAGATGCCATCACATTCAGCGCCTACACAGGCGTTCGGCAGGGCGAGCTAATGGCTTTGAAGTCAGAAGACATCGACCTTTCCCTAGAGACCATTTGGGTCGGAGGGAAACCAGGCCGAGAAACCAAGGGCCGCAATGTCAGGGCGGTTCCCATCCATCCCAAAGTTCAAGCCATCCTTCAGCGCCGCTTGGATCGGTCCTATCTCTTCCGAGATGACTTCTCCAACAAAGATCAGCTCTATCGAGCGTTCAAAAAGGTGCGGGATTTTTGTGGCATCTCCGATGACCACGTGTGGCACAGCCTTCGCCACAGCTTTGGGACCTTCCTGGGTGAGGTCACTCATCCAAGACAGATCATGGCCTTGATGGGGCATCGCAACATCGAGACCAGCCTTCGATACGTGAAGGCGACCGACGCAGCCCTGAAATCAGCTATCGCTGGAATCTGAGGGATGCGGACGGAGAGACTTGAACTCTCACAGTGTTGCCACCACAGGTACCTGAAACCTGCGCGTCTACCAATTCCGCCACGTCCGCGTGACCAGAAGAGCCTATCACCTGGCCCCGAGAGGCACGCATTAGATTTCCTGGAACTGGTGTACTACGACTGACTACAGGGTCCTGTACGGCTGCTGTTTCGAGCAAGTCAAAAACCGAGCCTAACAAGCCTCATGTCCAAAAACCCTTGCAACGACTGGGATCTAGGTATGGTGCGCTAGTTTCAGGTTCGGCTGAGTGCAAGTGACACTCCGCCCACGGGGCCCCGCAAGGGCCCCTTTTTTAGTGCGTTCTCATCGATTCCACTTGGCAAACCATGAAATCCCAGGATCTAACGCAGGCCGAGGTTGAACAACTCGACCCCAATGACTACTCCAATTACTTGGCTTTCGGGCCCCCATTGCAGCCCGAGCTGTCCGACGACGAATACGAGGAGTACCTCAAGAGCTACCAACTGTTTGACCTGTGAATCACATCCAGCTCAGCGGCAAGGTCACCCTGGCCGAGCTGCAACGGGAGATCGACAGCATCGAGGACCAACTCGAAACGCTGCCGACCCGCTATCCCGAGCCCACCCACTGGTCCAGATTCCATGAAGAAGAAGAGTTCACCAACGAAGACGACAGCCCGGCGTGAGCACGTCCCAGGGCCGCCCAAGCGCACCCACCAGGGCACCGGACTGCACAGCCTGCCCAAGCGCGGACAGAAGCCCTACCGGGGCCAAGGGCGCTGAGTTTTTGATTCCACTACCACAACCAAACCATCTAATCGACCATGAAAAACCGCTACGTCTTTGACGCTGTGCTGGACGGCTACATCAACGTGTATGAAGATTCCGGCAAGTACAACAACCGGAGCTTCTCCTTTCGGCTGCCAGCGGAGGTGCTGGAGCAGGCCGAAGCGGACCGCGA